GAATCGTTCCATGTGCATCCTCCTATACAAACATAAAATCATACGTCACTTTCATTGTGTTTGTGCTCGTCTTCGTCACTGGTGTTGGAAGAAGGTTTCTTGCCCCCAACGAGCCTAATTCTGCCACGAAAAATCCTTGGCTATCACGTAAGAAATACTCTCCGTCCTTAACAGCTATACCAGGATGTGAGGATGGTGAACTCGGTTGGTCAATGGCATATGATGTTCTATTCATTTGTAGATCAAAAATAAAAAGCCCTAGACTTGTCCGAACAGCGATTTCATTTTTCTGTTGATTGTATGCCATCCCATACGCTACAACGCTGGTATCAAAAATATTTTTCGCCTCGATGATGTTAAAACTACTGTCGTATCTTGCCCAACGCAAAGGATTCTGCCCATTTACTTGTGTAGCTGATTGTCCTAATACATAGAAATGTGCTCCTACTCGCTCGATCCCATATAAAAACTGGAATCCCGAAAGCGTGATAGTGCTTCTTGTTCCGTTTGATTTTTGGATTCTGTATATGGTATTAAAATTACCTCTGTTCCCCATCACGTAATAGATAAAATCTGCATCATATGTCATATCACAAGCTACATCACTTGAACCTGAGAAATGTGAGTCCCAGACCTTTCCAATAGTAAAAGTTGCTGTTTTTCCGTTCGTCCCCGGTGTAACTAATATTTCCATGATTTTTTTAGCTCCACTTCCTGTCGATTCCATCGTCCAAAAACTAGAGCCGTCAAAGCAGAGACCACCTCTATTTTCCGAGTTATTTGCTATCCCGTTATTTCCTCTCAGCGCCACATACCATTCGTAATTTTTCTGATAGTATCGTTGAGTTGATATTGATGAAGGTCTACCTGTGTCTGAATACCATACAACCGATGAAAACGTTCCATTTGCCGCTTGAGTCGAAAAGTCAAAAACAAAGCGTGCGATCCCTCTATCTGTATAACTTTCCGCGGCATTAATTGTTCCGCGTCTTGTATCCGTTCCTACATATTCATTTTTAAAAGCATATCCAACAATATCCCCCATCACAATACGCTCATTTTGCGGATTTTCCGGTCGTGAATCTGTCGTGAGGGCGATCGTATCAAAAGGTAAAGATTTACTTGTGATTGGTCGCATATGCCATTCTGTAAAGGACTTACCGCTGGTTGACCACTCGCCAATTTTTGAATACTCACTCATTAAAATGAATTCTAAGTAATCTTTCATATTAATCGAAATAAAGTTTTCCGCCGTGACTTCTTCAACTTTTTTCCCGAATCGCTTTTCGTCAAAAAGCTCTACTTTTGTAAAACCGCGTATCGGAATGGAGCTGACTTTATGTTTCAACATCTCAATAACTTCACCAGTCACGAAATTTTCTTTTCTAGCGAGCGAATGATACGCTCGTTCCATATCAAATTCCAATGCTTTCACCTCATTTCAATGTGATTTGTACCGTACTTGACACCGCTGGAAACGGACGAATTTGTTCATGTGTCCGCCATTGTGATATTGATTCTGTAATATTTGCAGATACAGGAACAATGACTTGCGTGCTGACAACTTGACCATTAACAATAGATTGAAAACGACTAACATGTGGTTGGATAGCCTTCTTCCATTCAATTTCTTCCGTTGCATTCGCACGCGGCAAGCGATCGGAAATACCACCAAGCAAGTTCGCTGCATACACAAACACTTGAAGCCCACGCGGATCAATAGTCAGCGTTCCTGTGCTTGTTTTCATTTGCACATCTAAAAACGCCGATCCGGGGGGCATTTGTAATAGCAGAAACGGAACGCCGATCGTCACAAATCCAGCTTGGCACGTTTGCTTGATTGTATTAAATGTCGGTTTCCCGCCGTACGTAAATGATATTTCAACCGTCATCGCCGTTGACGCTTGTCCGATTAACGATAGACCAACTTGTGCGTTTGCGGAACTAAAGTTCGTAATAACAAGCGAAAGAGCCGTTTGTACAGATGTTCCAACGGAAAGTGTTTTTTCGTTCGTCCCGACAATGAAAGACGGTTGGGACAGCGAAACATCCGATGAAGTGAGTTGGTCTTGTTCTTGCGTATGAATGCCTGGAATAATATACGACAACTCCACTTCATTTCGATACGGCTCATCGGGAAAACGTCGCATACGAACAATACGTGTCTGAACGTTGATTCCAAGTTCATCGTCGAATACATTCACATAATCCCCAACAGAAAACTCATATTGTGAATTTCCTGTCAATGCAGATAAGTCGATGACTTTACACTGATACGAAATCACAGGCTGTGACAATACTTTCAGTTTTTCTTGTGCTGCGCGCATTAAGTCACCAGCGAGCAAGAACCGCTCATCTTCCCACACATACTCTTTGCGATACTTTTGTTTTGCCTCAATCAATGGGATTCCTAAACTCGTATACCAAGAGTAATCCTCGACATACGGTTTATTGTCATTGACACTCTCGATAGACAGCCCATTTTTACCATATGGATAGAGGACGGTCGCCTCTGGCGCACGAATCGTCCGTTTGATTTCTTTCAAGTTTTTCCGATATCGAAAACCATAGCCCCGATTCGTTCCAATCTGTTTGACAAGGTTGATTTCTTTTTTTACTGTATCAAACTGAATTTCATGCCCTGTGATTTTCGCCCACTGTCGAATCGTCCAAAGCGCCGATTTTCGCTTTTCACTCATCGAGTGCTGTGTTTCTTGTGACGACAGCGCCTCTACACGCCCAACTACCCAACCTGTGCGAGCAACGATCTGTTCCAGCCCAGCTTTCGGCGTCTTACGGTCAATGGTAATTTCAATTAGAAATGTATCGAGCAATTTCACGAAATAAGACGGGCAGACAACATCGAAAATCGGTTTGCCGTTCGCATCGCGTCCGTCGTTCATTTCAGAAATAAAAAAACGCTTGCCCATATAGATGATTTCCATATCGTTCATCATCACTCGGGCAAGACGACCATCGCGTGGAAGCGAGAACGTGAGTACTTCTGCGTCGTTTAGTGTCTCTTCATGTTCAATGTTGTACGCATTTTTCAGAACACCGAGTGGTTTCCCAGCAAGGTCATATAGCACCATCTGGTGTTCGATTTTTCTTGAAAAGCTCAACATTCTCACCTCCTACAAGAATCGTTCGCGCCATTCAACCGATATGTTTAGCGTATTCTGTGCCTCGACGGTCATTATATTTGTGCCCGGTCGCAACGTCAAAAACGTGCCCGATGTTTTATCTAAAATATTTGTGTCATTCAATAAAACGGTCATTCCGTCACAATCAATCGTTAGTACATCGCTTGTTTGGAGGGCATTTGAAATGGTTAGTTTGTCGTTACCGAGCGTTAAAGACAATGAATTTGTATTAGCATTTGATACCTTTATTAATGGAAAAACATCGTATGTTCCATTGTTGACTAGAGTAACTTGCTTATCGCTTGCGGTAATTTGCTTCGATACGCCTGTCTTATTGACGCTATATGCGAATGGCTCTGCTTGAAACGCCACCTTCACAAGCGATATCCCTTGCAAATGCTCAACGTCCACTTGTCCTGCCACCTTCGCCACATAATACACATCCGGCGACGTGTCAAAAATAAGTTGCTTTCGTTCTCGTGTATAGAGCCATCGCGCAACTTCACGCAGTTTAGCGATTCGTTCAGAGCGCGTGCAACGAACACCGAGCGTGCATTCGATTCGCTTATCTTCTAACCATCCAGGGAAAAGAATATTCCCATCGCGTCCGGGTACGGACTCATAGGTATCTTTCATATTTGACACAAGTGGCATTTTTAAATCTGCCACAAGAATGTCCATTTCTCTTGTGTGTTTTCCATTGAAAGAAAATCCCTTGGACATTACCTCATCCCCCTTGCTTTGCGGGATGATTGAGATATCGAGTATAACTCACGCGAAATGCGATATATATCCTCATCGTTTCTAACGACCATGTTTTCGATGATGATTGTCGGTCCTGTACCCGAAGCCGCTGACGTAACGTTACCAACGACATTCGTTTCCACAACATGTTGAATCGCTGCTGGCTTTATGCTTGGTAGAGCGATGTTGCCGATTTGTTGACCGGCTTTTGCTACTCGTTTTGCCATATCAACAACACTGTTTTCTGCCAGCTTTGCACCGTCAGTAATACCGATCGCTAAACCTTGTGACAAATATCCTCCGTACTCTGCGAACAAACGGCTCGGGCTGCGAATACCGAAAAAGTTTTTGATTTTGTCTGTTAGCCCAGAGAGCATAGATCTAACCTTGTCCCATAGCCAATCCGCCATGCTACTCATACCGTTCCATATACCACGAAGTAAGTCTTTACCGATTTCTGCAAAGCTACTCGCCCAATTTCTGGCGGTGTTTTTAATTCCCTCCCAGATACCATTCCATACATTCGATAAAAATGACGCTATCGCATTAAAAATAGTCATTGCCGTTGTTTTTAATCCATCCCAAACGCCAACAACAGTTGTCTTAATTGTGTTCCAAACAGTTGAAAAAATCGTTTTGTATATGTTGAGTACGGTTGTAAAATACACTTTTATCCCTTCAAAAATGGCTGTAGCTGCTGTTTTTAGTCCTTGCCAAACTGTTATGACTACCGTTTTAATCCCTTCCCACATGGTCGAAAAAATCGTTTT